CGGATGGTCTGCCCGCGAAAGGTGGCGGGCTTGCCGAGGAGCGTATTGCGCGCGGTGGCGGCCAGTTTTTCGAGGTGGTCTTTTTGCGCGGGCGACATGCCTGTGCAGGGGTGTCAAAAGCAAAACGCCCGACCGGGAAAGGCTTCCGGCCGGGCGTCTTCGGGCTGGCGCGGGGAATGCGCTGTTATTTTTTCTTTTTGGGTGACTCTTCGACTTCGACGGGCGCAGGTGCGGCAGATGGCTTCTTCGCGTGGCGCTTGAGAGTATCGTTAAGGGATACAACGAGCGTTTCGTCTGCGGTGAATTCTCCGGCCACTTGATTGGCCTTGAAGTCTGCGAGCTGCTCGCCGAGCGGGACGCTTGGCAGGTGCTTGACTTGCCAAGTGTCGCCGGTGCGAGTGAGCGTGATTGCGCGGCGCATGTGGCTTAGGCCGAGACGATGCGCTTGAGGGCGGCGGCGTGGCCGAGGGCGTAGCCGTAGTTGACCTCGATGACTGACTTCTCAGTGTCGGTGTCGGGGTCTGCCCAGCTGCGGTATTCGATTGTGAGGTTGGTCTCGGGATCGACTGCCACTTCGTAGGCGTTGAGGTGCTTGAGGACGCCGGGAGCTGGCTGCACAGGCGAGAAGGCGACGAGGATCGCTTCGGGAAGTGCGACCATGCCGACGAGGTTCTGCGAGTTGCCGGGGATGAGGTTGGTTCCGATAACATCGAAGCCAGCGATCTGTGGCAGGCGGCCGTTTTGGATGGCGCTTGGCGTGCCGACTGCGGCGGCGTTTTTGATCGAAGCGTCTTTGAGGAGTGCGCCTTCATAGACATTGTCGAGGATCATCACGCGGCTGGACTTCGCCCACTTAGCTTGGTCGAGAGCAGTCTTGATGTTAATCATGTCTTCGGAGTCGAAGGCAGAAGCTGCTCCCGTGTGGATGGCGGCGCCGTAGTTTGCAAGGGTTACAACGGAGAGGATGTCGCGGAGGACATCCTCGGCAAGTTTGCGGCCTTTGAGGAAGCCCAGCTGTTCGGGATCAAAAGAAGGCTGGCGAGAGAGTTCGCTCGAAGTGAACGAGAGTGGTTGATATTTGCGCTTATTGATTGTGACCTCTCGGCTGTTGATCGCGTTGGTGTCGTTAAACACATAGGTGCCGTTGAAATCGCTCGTCGCATCGGTAGCGAGAGGGAAAAACGGAACGGAGACCTTATCGGTGCCTTGGAGCGGGACCGATTTGAAGGTTTTTGAGAACGCGTTAAGCGGGAGAAGCGACTCGCGCAGTGCGACGAGCGCGCTGTCGAGGACGACATTCAGTTTGAGTTCGGAGCTGATGGTAGTGGCCATGATGTTTTAGGTGGTTGGTTGGGTTTTCGTGAATTATTGCGGTGTCAAATTTTTGGCCGCGATCTCGAGCGCCTTGCGGTTCGCGCGGAAGATGCGGGTCTTCTCGGCGCCGGTGGCGTTCTTCCACTGGTCGTAGATGTTTTCCGCGTTCTGCGTGGGAAGGACTTCGGGGATTTCGCGGGCGGCTGAGAGGCCGAGGCTGCGCTCCAGGCGTGCGAGGGATTCGCGCTCGGCGGCGATTTCGCTGCGAAGGAATTCGATATTCGCGCTGGCTTCCTTCAGTGCGGCCACGGCTGCGTCGCGTTCGGCGATAACGGCGTTGTATTTGGCGAGGATTGCGTCAGCGGCGGCGAGCTTGGCCTGTGGCTCGGCGGGAGCTTCGACAACTTCGGGCGCGGGAGCTTCGACGGTCTCGGTTTCGACGACCTCTGCTTCGTTGGTCGTTTCGACGATTGTCTCGGCAGGAGCGGATTCGCTCACGACGGTTGCCTCAATGATCTCAGCGGCTTGTTCAGCGACTTCGGCTGAGTAGGTGATGACTTCGGGTGTATTCATAGAGCTTGATGCCTTTGCGAATTTGTCAAAACGAGCGCGGAGCATTTCGGGGGTGGCTGTTGCCGCAGCGGCAACGCCTTCCTCGATGGCGTCTGCAAATCCGAGGGCGACGGCTTCGACGGCATCGAGCCATGTCTCGGCGTCCATCATTGCGCCGATTTCCTCAGCATTGATGCCGGTCTTGCGGACATACGCGTTGCGGAGGGAGTCTTTGAGTTTGTCGAGGAGGTCGGCTTCGCGGCGGAGCTGGTCGCTGTCTCCCGCGCTCACGGTCCACGGGTTGTGAATCATCAAGAGGGCGTTGTCGGCGATGTAGACGGGAGCGCCTGCCATGGCGATGACCGAGGCCATCGAGGCGGCGAGCGCGTCAATGTGGACGGTCAGACCGCCTTTGTGGCGGCGGAGAGCGTTGTAGATTGCCGTGCCTTCGACAACACTTCCGCCAGGGGAGTTAATCCGGAGATGGATGTGTTGGCCGTCGAGCTTGCCGAGGTCGCTGAGGAATTCTTTTGAGCCTGAGCCGAAAGCACCGACCTCATCGTAGAGATGGATCGTTGCCTCGCCGTTGTCGGATTTTTCCAATGCATAAAAATTTTGTTTGGGCAGGCTTGTGTCTTTTGTTCCAAGGATGTAATCGACAGCTTTTTCAAAATTTTCGACGTCTCGATTAATCCAAGTGTGAGAGTTTGATGTGGTCATGGTTGTGCGGGTGGTTGAATTGGTTGCTCGTCGTCATCCGGCTCGGCGGGTTGTTGCGCGGCGATGCCGTTGCGGAGGGAGTTCGGGAAGACCTGCGAAACATCGAGGCCGAGGGCTTCGCACTTGGCTTTGCGGCGGAGGTAGGTGTCGATGACATCGTCCTCTTCCTCGGTGGCGCGGAGGCCGAGCATGTTGTAGTATCTCGTCGGGCTGAGGTGGCCTTTGTCGAGTTGTTCGCTGTAAGCGCGGGCGTCGCGGCCGCTGTCCACGGTGATCTTGCGTGGGGCAAGCCATTCGTGCCGCCACCAGTCGTCGCCGGGGTATTCGATGCGACGGGCCTGCATTTCATGCCACAACCAATACTTGTAAAACGGCCGGCAGAACTGATCGATGACCTGCTGCTGGAGTCGCTCGAGGAAGTTTTGGGTGACTTCAAGGACGGCGCGCTGCTCTGTTCCTGCGAGGCCGACATTGACCATCATGGCTTCTGGCGGCAGTCCGATGGCGAAGGCGACATCAGACCGGAGGGCGCGCATGACGGCCTCGTAGGTCTGGCCGGGAATGTCGTTTTTGAAGGCTTCGAGCTTTTCGCCTGGCTTGAGGCGAGGAAGGAGGATGCCGTTCGGGAGGTCGGTGGTTTGAAGTTCTCCGACTTCGTTGGTGGTGGATTTTAGTCCGGCACCGAGGCCGATCTTGGCGACTTCCGTGGATGTCACCATGTAGCCGATCTGCGCGCCTGCCTTGTATGCGCCTTTGACGAAGCCATTGATTTCGGAGATGTCGCGCAGGTTGGAGACTGCGGAGTGAAGCCAGGAGACGCCGCGCGGTTGGCCGTGCCTGCGGATGTGCCGCATGTGCAAAACTTGGTCGGCGGAGATTTCTTTGCCTCCGATTGTGTAGCTTGCGGGCGCTCCGAATTGATCAAGGCGCACGCCGTCATGGGTCATATCGTCCGGGTTGCCGAAGCTGGTAGAGCCTCCGATGGCTTCACCGCCAATGAAGCGCACGCGGGCGGCACCTTCTCGCGTCTTGAGGAATTGCGCGAAGAAGTCGCCGTCGATGGCGACTTGGCGAAGGATGAGAGATTGTGCGGTGTAGAAATTGACCTGTGCCGATGCGTCGAATGCCCATGCCTCTGCGCAGACGCGATCCTCGAAATACTGATCGACCTTTTTGTTCCAAGCGGCGTTTGAAGTTTTCGGCTGAACCACGATGCCGGTGCCGATGGCTCGTTGTGCCAAGTGCTCGACGAGGTAGGTGGCCTGCGGTGCGTTGTTGTAGAGCCAGCGCGCGAGGCGCAGGATTTCCATCCGCGTGTAAGCCGTGAGTTCGCGCTTGGGGTCGGTGGTCGGCACCCATACGAGGCCGCGATTCAGCGAAGGTTGAGCGGCTTCAAATGCCGCTGCTTTTGCGTCGAGCTTGCGCGGGCGACCAGCGCCAGAGCGGCTGCCTCCCCAACTTGATTTTTTTGATTTTGACGGCACGCCACGGGCGGCGTGTCAAACGGCGGTGCCGTATCGGGAGCGGTCTGCGATGGCGAAAAGTTGGCGACCGTTTGGACCTTCAGCGAGGAGTTCTTCGACTGCCTGGAGCAAAAGCCACTTCGGAAAAGAGACCTGCCCGCCTGTTCCGGTGCCGTCGGATGACAGAGAGGTGATGACGACTTCCTCGGTGGCCGACGCAAAGTTGGCGAGCGCGAGGGCTTCGAGTTCCTGCGTTGTCTTGGTGCGGCGAAGGAAGGATTTCACACCGCTGATTTTGTCGAGGTCGGTCACGCCTCGGCGGGCGTGTCAAAATGGAAAAGCAGGAACGGTGTGCACTTCCTTTTCAAGCGTGGGCCTTCGGGAGTCTTGGGTCATAAATGACCGCCCATCCCACCGTCGTCAGTGTGCTTCTACGAGAGGCCGCTTCGGTCGTGTGTCCGCCTGCCTGCATGGAGGCGGGAGAGTCAAAGTTTCGACTCGATAAATTTCCCGCGCGACTGCGTGCCGCGCTGGCGGTCGAGCTTCTGCCAGGATTCGGGCTGCATGGAGACGGATCGCGTCACGGCGGTTCGGCCTTTGGCGTTCTTTGATTTCGCTCCTTTGGGGCGGCCCGATCCTTTGCGCGGGCCGCCGTGGGTGGTGGGCTTACTCATGAGGGTTGGAGTTGTTTGCGGCGGGCGACTTCGGCGTCGATCATCGCGCCGAGCTTTGCGTTTTCTTTGCAGGTGATGTGGAGGATGACGGGTCGCCAGTCGGGCCAGATTTCGAGGTAGCCTTCGGGGGCGCGGCCGGCCATGCAACGGTGGCCGTAGCCTTGGTCGAGCTTGCGGAAGAGTTGGTCGGCGGTGACGAGTTCGCATCCGCTGGGGGAGATTTTTTTGAAGTTGATCATGGTCGTGGGTGGCGCGGGGATCGAACCCGCGCCTTTGCGCGGGCCGCCGTGGGTGGTGGGCTTTTTTTGTGACATCAGTCAAGCCCTTGAATTTCTTTGCAGTTGGACATCTCGTCAGTGATTCCCCACCGAGAAATTTCTAAAAGGACAATGGGTGCGACCGCTGCAGGCAGAAGACAGATTTTATCTGCAAGTTGTTTCCTTACGTCGTAATTACCGGTTGCCATTTGTTCGCACATAAAGCGAATATCTGGGCAGTCGTAATTGTCTCGGATTGCTGCAAGAATTTGATCAAGGTTCATTTTCATTTTATTAGTTTATTCTATTAGGTTTTTTAGTTTGGCAATCTCATCAATCAGATATTCGGGAAATATGGAGGTTTAACTCGGCCTCGTCGGCGGCGCATCGAGCGTCACCGAGCAGGCTCAAGGCGGAGCGGAGCGCATCGGCCTCGGCGTCTCGCTCCTCGAGCATCTCGAAGATGTCGTCTGTCAGCGGACGGATTGCACGAATTGCGGCTTCAGCGGCAGCGT